TCATTCCCGCCATGGGATCCGCCTTCTCGTCTTTGTCCTTCTTCTCGAATACCACGCTTTCTGTGGTGAGAATGGTGCCAGCGACTGAGACCGCGTTCTTAAGGGCGGTGATCACTACCTTTGCGGGATCGATGATGCCAGCTTCGAATGCGTCCACGATCTTGCGATTCTTAGCGTCAAACACTTCATTCTCGCCCCTTGGAAGGTTGTCCCACCAGTTCTCGATTCCAGCGTTGCTGAGGATCTTTTCGAATGGTGCTTGCAGAGCGTCTTGAAGGATCATGTACGCGATGTCGCCTTCCGCCGTAGTTGTTCCTCTGTGAGCTATCGAGAGTCGATACAGTGTAGCTCCACCGCCTGGTACAACTCCATCTGCGAGTGCCGCTTTAGTGGCGTATAGTGCATCTTCAAGTCGGTCCTTCTTCTCTTTGATCTCGATCTCTGAGTTACCGCCTACGTTGATGATGGCTACACCGCCTACCAATTTACCGAGCCGCTCTTGTAATTTTTCTTTTTCAAAGAAAGACGTTGCTTTCTCGATCTGATCTTGGATCTGCAGCGCGCGCTTCTCGATCTCTACTTCATTACCTTTTCCGTCTACAATTGTCGTATCCTCTTTAGAAACTGTTACAAGTCTGGCTTTACCGAGGTATTGAGACAGTTGAGTTGAAGGTATCTTATCGAGTTTGTGGCCCTTATCTTTAGATAATACTTGACCACCTGTGAGGATCGCAATGTCTTCAAGCACTAGTGTCTTTCTCTCTCCGAACTCGGGCGCTTTTACTGCACACACTTGCACAATACCACGCATCTTATTTACTATAAGTGTTGCAAGAGCCTCATCTCCAAAATCTTCAGCGATTACCAACAGAGGTTTACTTTCTGAATTACACTTGGTTAATGCTTGCAGAAGTTCTTGAGCTGTGGATATTCTTCCATCGAAGAGCATCACGTAGCAATCCTCTAATACAGCCTGCATGGAGGTGTTATTGGTCACGAAGTAAGGCGACTTGTAGCCGCGATCGAACTGCATGCCTTCTACGACTTCTAAGCTGGTCTCGCCAGTTTTTGACTCTTCGATGGTCACAACGCCTTCGCGTCCCACCTTTTCGATGGCAGTGGCGATCAGGTTTCCGACCTCTTCGTCGTTGTTTCCTGAGATGGTTGCTACTTGTCGGATCTGATCTTCTGAATTTACGGGAATGGCTATCTTCTTGATGTCTTCAATTACTTCAGCGGTCAATTTATCTAGCTCACGCTTGATAGCGACAGCATTACGACCTCCACGGACCTCTTTGATGCCTTGATTTACAATCTCGGCGGCGAGAAGCGTAGAAGTCGTAGTACCATCACCTGCTTCGTTAGCGGACTTTATCGCTACTTGCTTGACGAGTTGTGCGCCAAGGTCCTCGATGTCGTCCTCCAACTTGTGAAATGCTTTCGCTACGGATACACCGTCTTTTGTGACTTTAACCTCTCCGTTCTGTTCGCGGATTAGTACGGTACGACCACCCGGTCCAAGCGTAGAAGACACGGATTCGTTTAGCTTTGATATGCCGGCGTACAGTTTCTCCTTGAGTTCTGTGCCGAATACGTTTTTAGTTGTGCTCATTATTTTTCGATGATTGATAGTACCTCAGTTTCTTTGATGATGATGTAATCCTCCGTGTCTATAGAGAAGGACATAGCTCCCATTTTTGGGATCAACACCAATTGACCAGGTTTGAGATTAGACGCAACATCCGAACCTTTGTGCCAATTGTATGTATCGCTGACTGCGACTACTTCTCCAAGTTCGGGTTTTTCTTTACCCATGTCGGGTATCACTATCTGTCCGTAAGTTTGTTCGGACTCTTCGACCCTTTTAAGGATCACATTTCCATTTAATGGTTTTAGTTTGCTCATATTTGTTTATTCGTTTACGATTTCTGCTTCTTCTATTTTGTTACAAAAGTATAATTTTCCATCCTTTCTGAACACCGTTTCAGCACTAAGCCAGTATTTGAAAAGCTCAACGTCGGGGACTCTGTGCTCATCAAAGACTCTCTCTATTTTATAGAGACTATCCTGGACGGTGATGAATTGTGTACATAGGGAAAACATAACTAAACGATAAAGGTCGACAGGCCTTTATCTTATCCGATTTGTTTTACTTCTTTGATTTGGATTGCTTTTGCTTTCGCGGTCTCAGCGAAAGGAACACGGATGGTCAAAAGTCCCCTTTCAAGTTGAGCCTCAAGTTTAGTGAGGTCGAACTTAGAAGAAACCTTCCAAGCCAAATCGAACGAACGCTTAGCAATACCCTTGTAGATATACTTTGCCTCGTCCTCGTGTTTTTCTTTGGTGTATTTGATCCTCAGCACTTCTCCTTGTGTTTCTACAGAGATGTCTTTGGAATCCAAGCCTACAACGGCCAGTTCGAAGGTGATACCTTCTTCGGTTTCGTAAATATCCGTGGGATAGTTTACTTTTTCTAGTAGTGTATTGAATCTTGAGTCGTGGTCGATAAAATTCCTCCACAACAGATCGAATGGATCAAGATCAAAACCTGCGAATTTAGTTAATTGTGTCATAATGTTACGTCCTCCTGTGACGTTTTTTTGGTTAATGAATAATTTAACTCTGTCATAACTTAAAGGCCTGTCGTACCTCTATCGTTTATTTGTTTATAAATATAGGCATTCTTGAGTTCTTATAAAAATTTTCATTTTCAGTGAGCAAAAAAAAGCCCCAAATAATGGGGCTGTATTTTTTTAAGCGGATCATTTAATTTGATCCTTGGGCAGTTCTCCTGCACCACCTCCACCGGTGTATCCACCGCCACCAGATGTACCTCCAGAGTTTCCTCCTTTGGAATCTTTTTGCATTTGAACGAATTTGTAGCCGATGAATCCGACTGCTGCGACTACTAATACCCAAAATAAGATGTTCGCTATCATAGTTATTTGTGTTTGTTTTCTATAAATATCAGTGACCGTCCCTCCAGTTGTGTGCAATGGAAGGAATTGCTACTAAAGGTATCTTAAGCTTGGTCGTATTTTCCATCATATCCTGAACGACTTCTGCTGCTTCCTTAGATCTTGATTCTTCCACCTCCATGATCAGCTGGTCGTGAATTTGGGCGACGACCTGTCCTGATATGCCAAGTTTTTTAAACTCACGGTTGATTGCGATCGCCGCCCTATTCACGATTGATGCCGCTAAGCCCTGTATCTGTACGTTTAGACTGTTGTTGAGACCGTTCTTATAGTCTCTGAACATATTGGTTACGTATTCCTTTCCTTTTTGCTTCTCTAACTGCAGTTTGAACTTGTAATCGAAGAGCTTATCTCCGTACTTACTAAACAGTACTTGAACTTTTGGTAAGTGCCTTATTCGACCTACTTGCGTTTTTATGAAACCGTTTTCTTTGGCGAATGCTTTAGATTCCTCCATCCACTTCTTAAGATTAGGAAATCCATTCAAATATCCGTCTACAAGTTCTTCAGCTTCTTTAGTCTTGACTCCTATGTTTTTACCTAAGGCGTATGCACCCATACCGTAAGGTATACCCAACGAATATGCTTTGGCTTTGTTGCGCAATTGGGGAGCTAGCTTTCTTAAATAGTTCGGGGCTTTTTTGTCAGGAGAATACTGATTAAGTTTCTCGGTTTTTATAGCGATAGTAGAATAGAAATCCCAGTTGTTTCTGAAGATGTCCATAAGACCCTCATCTCCTGACACGTGAGAGAATGTCTTAGGTTCAAGAGACTCATAGTCATTATCTATGAATATGTTCCCATCGTAAGGTATGAAGAATGCTCTAACTAAGTTATTGTATTCAACAATGACTTGCTCATCTTCGCCCTCTTCTTTTGGACGAGGCAACTGTTGAGCGTCTGAGCCGTATCTACCTGAAACTGTACCGTGTTGCTTATAGGAAAAGTAGTACTTACCATCTTCATGACTCTCTAAGAATCTATCCATATAAGTAGAGCTGATCTTCATCAACTTGTTATAGATGCGCAAATTCTTGGCCCAATCGTGATCCTCAGCGATGATTTGTATCATGTCTTCATCGAATTGGGGTTTACCTGTCTTTGTCTCTGAAATGGGTTGAATGCCTAAGGCGCCGAATGCTATTTCTCCTAAGTGATCCTTAGACTGGATATTGAAGTACTGACCAGCGTTGTCCTCTTTCCAGAGTTTCATACTCACCTTCAATCTTACGTCCTCAGGTAAAGACTCTGCATTGCCTGTGACTAAGAATTCTTTTATCTCGTTATCTGGCAGTTGTGATACATTTGCATTAGTTATGCTATACTTTCCAGTCTTTTCAGACTTAGGTATATCTATGTTGTACATGGAAACCAATTCTTGAGCGTAAGCACCCTTGTGGTTAGGAGGATAAGCTTCAGTAGCTTTATATATGACCCACGTTCTAACCTCTATATGACTAAGAAGTTCTTTTATTACCAATTCTTGGTACTTCTTTAGATCTTCACTAATTCTCTTCTTTGCCTCTGTTATAAGAGGCATATCCAATCTGACGCCTCGACTTTCCATGGGAATTGTAACTTCCCTGTAAAGAGGCATGACTTCGTCTTCGTAATAAAACTTTCTTAGACCTTGAGACTCTAGTTGCGGTTCGAAGTAATTGAACACTCTAAGTGTTAAGTCTGTATCGGCCGCAGCATACTTAGAGAGAATCTCAATGTCTGCTTTAAAGATCTCGTAGTTCTCTTTGGTTATTGAACCTCCGTTGTTCTTAATGGAATTCTTAAGTTCAACTTGCTCCTCGTTAGCTTCTTTCTCAACGTCAAGTCCTATCTCATTCTGAATGGTCTTAGCGATTTCCTTCAAAGCGAAGGGAGACTTTGAACCGAATCCAGCGCCCTCTTCCATGAGAGTGTGAACTAACAGTATAGTATCCGCGTATAGACTAGGAATTAAATCAACGTCGTAGAAGCACTTGACAAAGCGACAGTCGAATGAACCGTTGTGCATCACAAGTTTCTTAGTTGTCAATGCAGTCATGAACTTCTTAGCGAGATCATGAGTCAATTTGCCGTCAATGTAAGTATCCTGTAAGTTTCCATCCTTAAACACCATCGTAGGTACGTAATAACCGTAACCTATTTCAGGAGTAACTGAGAAACCGATGATCTTACCTTTTCGTGGATTAAGCGATGTTGTTTCCGTATCGAAAGCGACTATGTCGTTATTTTTAACGTGGTCTGCCATGGCACGGAACTTGTCCATGGTATCCACCATTACGTAACTTTTTTGTATCATAGGAGTAATCTACTAAAATATGTCGTCCTTTTGAAGAGCTTTTTTCGCGTCTTCGTAGGTCATTACAAGCTGTTTACGCTTGTTCTGCATTTCCTTGCATATACCCAGTTCTGTGCACATCGATATGAAATCCTTTACTTCTGAATTTGATATGCCAAGCTTTTGGTTCTTGACAAGCGACGCAAGTTTTGTGAACGATATGGTCAATTCCCCAGGTTCTTTTTTACCGTTCGCATAGTACATCTTCAACAACTGAAGGTTGTTCATGTACTGTCGGTACTTTGGCGTCTGTAATAGTTTACCAGTCTCTTCGTATGTCGATACCGTATAGAAGGAATTGAATCCAACACCGAGTATGACTATCGCCTCTAAGAACACTGTTATGATCATGAAAGCAAAATCGTTTTCTTCGTTCTCTGCTAAAGAATCGCCAGCTTTAAACTCTTGTTTGGATTCTTCTTCGGATATTTTTGTATCTTTTTGGATCTGAAGATTGGCGACTATGGAATCCCTGTATATTCTATCGACACGCGTCCTCGCAGGTTGTGATCTATAGAAAGCTATTTCTCTATCGTAGTAAGCAGCGATCTCTTCTATTTTTTTAGTGGATACCGAATCTATTTGGGCTGTTATAACTTCTTTGTTGTCCACAAGTCTGTGAGCGCCTTTTATAGACATGTAAAACGATCCTCCAATTAGACACAAGGACGCTAATACGCCAAATACAACTCCAAAACTCAAAGACCTTTTAGGACCCACTAAAGAATTTGCTGTCTGATCTATCACAAATCGTTTTGTGAGCTCGTATCCAGAGAGGAATAGGGCAATAAACACCATGAAGAATTCATCCTGGTATGGGAATAAATCAGGCAGTGTGTCTGTAATGGTTCTTATGAAGAAGTAACCAAAGTAAATCAAGAAGATGTTTCCAAGGAAGGAAAACCAATACAGGGTTGTGTTAAGCGGGAAAAAGTTTTTCTCTAGTTTGAGAACCTCTAACCGCTGTTTTAGTTTTTCGTATTTTTCTAATTTCATAACGCTTGTTTAGATGAATGTAATCGTTGCCCTTATAATTGTAAAGATTTAGTTTTTTGTGTTAAGCCTCACAGTTTACACATTCCAATATGTTTCTAGCAAAAGCTTGGGCAGAATTCTGTGAATACTGATAATAAAGGGTTTTTACGCCCTCTTCATGAGCATACAAATAAAGTTGATTGATGTCCTTTGCAGGTATCGTAGGATGAATCATCAAGTTCACAGACTGGGATTGGTCTATGTATTTTTGACGCTGCGCGGTTTGGATGATTATCTCTTTAGGCGATATCTCAAGGAATGTTTTGAAAACCTCTTTGGTGGGGAAATCCAAGTGCTGTACAGATCCGTCTTTCTTCATGATACTGTCCCACACTTCCTCAGTATCCATATTATACTTCTTCAGTTCTTCTAGCAAGTGCGGGTTTTTGTATACCGTCTTGATTTTAGAAAGATCTTTCACGAAGTAGTTCGACTTGATGGGCTCGATACCCATACTTACTTGCCCCAAAATAAACGAAGAAGACTTAGTGGGAGCAATAGCAATCAGGGTTGTGTTTGCAAACCCAGGTCTCATGCACTCGTACCTCTCTTGATCATTTAAATAGAGATCTTTGGAAGCGGCCTCTGTTCTCTGCTTCAGCACTTTGAATATCCTATCGTTCCACTGTTTTGCTTGTATAGATTCGAAAGGAATTAGTTTAGACTGTAGGAATGAATGGTATCCTAATACTCCTACTCCGATGGCTCTGTGACTTAACGCAAAATTCCAAGCACGCTGTAATCCGGGTTTATGAGACTTCATTATAAACTCATCCATCACCGCATTGAGGAACTGCGTGTACACCTCAATTGCGTCTGTCTTTTCAATCTCTTCCCAATGCAATAAGTTTATTGATCCTATGCAACATACGAAAGAGTTGTCAGAGTCCGTGGGAAGCATGATCTCAGAGCAAAGGTTGCTCGCTGTGATTTTGTATCCAAGCTCTTCGTAAGGTGTGTTCTTGTTCGCGTTGTCCCTGAAAAGCAGGTAAGGGTATCCAAACTCCGAACGGCGTTGGATAACCTTAGCCCAAACTTTTCTTTTAACAGGGTCACCAGCTTTCATTTCAGAAAGCCATTGATCACCGATGGTAACACCGTACTGAAGGTTCTGTATGGGGTTGCCTTCGCTGCCAATGTCGAGAAATTCCATTATGTCGCTGTGCTCGATGGGCAGGTACACTGCACACGCACCGCGACGAGCTTCTGACTGTTTGCATACATCCACCACGGTATCGAATAAACGAGCATAGTGTACGGGTCCATCGGCTTTGCCTCCAGTACTAATCTCTGTTCCGCGTGGACGAATGTTACCAAGATATGCGGATGTTCCACCACCATACTTCGACATCATGCCTATTTCTCTTGCTGTTGTTAACATACTCTCAAGAGAATCGTCTATCCAAGAACCGTAACATGAGATGGGAAGGCCTTTGTCTTTACCGAAGTTGATCCACACCGGAGTGGCGAGGCTGTAGTATCCCTTAGCCATGTAATTTTCAAACTTTTCAGCAAATCCGTCTATCTCAAGATACTTCTCGGCAACGGTAGCTATCTCTTTGATCCTCTCTTCTGCGGTCTCAGTTATATATCCACGCGATAGGAAAGTCCTTGCTTCCTCATTCAGCCAATAGTAATCTTTGTATAGCATATAATTCACTAAGTAGTGGTTCTTTAGTTAATGTACAGTATTTAATTCATTATTAGAATAAATCGTCTTCTGTTATGGCTTTTTGTTTTTTCGAGTAGTCGATCTGTTTCTTGTAGAAGAAGTCCCCTTCTTTTGTAGATGTCGTCTCTATCTCGAACCACTTGGTTTTCTTTATCTCATCGGAATCTACTTCGAATATGGGTTCCATGCCGATCTTCTTTAGAGAGTTATTGAATCGATTTTTGATGAAGTGCTGGATGGTTGTCTTTGGTAGGAAGTCTAGTTCACCGTGTTCAAAGATCCAATCGAGGATTTTACACTCGGCTTTATACGCTTTGTTACATGCGGTGTCTATGAGAGCTTCGAACTCTGAATCGAACCACTCAGGATTCTCTTGCTTGATAATGTTGATGATCTCTGCACCGAAGTTACCGTGTATGTCTTCCTCCTTTGATGTTGCCTCAACAACATTTGATATTCCCTTGAACACGTTGCGATCTTTGTTGAACGACATCATGATGAGAAACTGTGAGAATAGCGACACGTGCTCGATGAATAGAGAAAACAACAACACAGACTTGGTGTACATCTTGTTGTCTGTGCTACGTGTGCCATCTAAATACTTACTTAGGTACTTGATCCTGTCTTTGATGGCGGGTATTTCTACGACCGTCTTGAACTCGTCCTCTAAACCTAAAATCCTCAATAGTCTGGCATAGGCATCCTTGTGACGAACCTCAGACTCTGCAAAAGTCATGCCAACGTCTCCGATCTCTGTGATCGGCATACGTTTATACATGTCGGCCCAAAAAGTCTTAACGTTGACCTCGATTTGCGCGATAGCAAGCATGGTACGTTTGATCACCTCCCTTTCGTTTTCGGTGATATTGACCATGAAGTCATTTATGTCTGTGGTGAAGTTGTATTCTGTATCAATCCAATACGAATGTCGGATTGCGTCTTTATACTTTAGTAACGACGGATAGTCGTATGGAAGGATGTTAACTCGTTTCGTAAATAATTTGCTCATATATATAGCCTATAATAGCCTTCGTAATTTCTTACGTTTTTTAATTTTTTACACAGTTCTTTTTACCCTTAGATCGATACGTCTAAAAAAACGAAACCAAACTAAATTAGAGGAAGATTAGCCCTGGGGCACAGTACCACCCGTAGTATTTTTAGTCTCTACGTAGGTTTGTTTATTGGTAGCTTGGAAGAAATTCTTCAAATCTACGATCTCGTTAGCAGCGGCAGCTTCAGCGGCCTCTACAAACGAACGCTCAATGTAAGATTCTTCGTACCCCTCTTTTCTCCTGAAGTTATCTCCTTTAGGAGCTGTTTTGAATAGATTCCAGATACTAGGCATAATCAATCGTTTTTGTAGTTATAAATATCGAACTTTTGATTCCTCACAGGCCTAATTCAAAGAATTTATTCGCTAAGTACTTCTTTTCATCGCCACCAAGCTGTATTCTGTTCTGCATAGCGCGAACTGAATTGTCTTCCACTTGGAGCTCTGAGTCGTCTATCTCAGTGCTACTTATGTCAATATGTCCGTTAGAGGTGTTTATCATGGCTCCGAATGTCATTCCGTCACCTCCAAATCTGTTTTTAACCACGTGAACTCGTCCTGTGCCGTTTAGTTTATCAGATCTTTTTCTAGAGAGTGACATGGCAAAGTCTGCTATCATGATTTTATCGTAAGATCCTGCAATCTTGTCTGCTTCAATGATATCGTCCTTGGATCCCATTCTATTTACTTGAGATACAGTCCAGATAGGAGTTTTGATTTGCCTGGCTAATCCTTTTATGGCCGTATACACATCATCGATCTCGTCTTTTCGTTCTGAGGATTTCATTTTGGATCTCAATAGGTCAACGTAATCTATTATGACCAGATCTGGTTTGAATCCCATCATTTCGCATTTTTGGATGTGGGTCTCTATAGTAGAGGGCGTGGTTTTACCCATAGGATACTCTTTGATAATGAGCTTCCCTGGAAGGGAGTTTATAGCCTTCTCTATGTCTTCTCTGTGTAAATGTATTTTTTGGAACTCTATGCCTGTGAATGTCGAATCGTATCGTTTGCCTACATAATCCTGAGAAAGCTCTAAGGTATAATGGCACACGTTGTACCCGGCTTTAACTGCGGCAGCGCCTAGATTTATGAGAAACCAGGATTTTCCGCCTCCGGGAGATCCAAGTATTATGCCAAGATCTCCAGCACCCAATCCTCCCATCAACAAATTATTGATGTGCGGCCAAACAGTGGGAACTGCTCGACGTTCTTCCATTCTATAGCGAGTCTCTACATCCTTTTCGTATTCGTGTCCGATATCTCTATTTTGTCCGGCCTTCAAAGCCATGTCAATCATGGATCGAATATCATCGTATTGGCCTTTAGTCAGCAATTCTACAGACGACATCAATGCTTTTTTAAGCTGTTGATTTCTACAGAAATTACTAAACTCAGTTTCTACGTATTCTCTATCCTCGTTAACAGATTTAAGAGACTCCTTTAATTGATCCGCTATACTTACTTTAAGAACATCGTTATCGATTTTTTTTACTTCAACAGATAGATACTCTGGGGTGGGATTGGTGTGATACTTCGAGTAGTATTTCAAAGTCTCTTTAACTATCCACTTGTGTGCAGGATTATCAAATTCCTCTGGATTTAGGATGTCGTATATGTTGTGTAAGAATTCTTTGTGCTTCAGAAGAGAAGACAAAACCTTTATTTGAAATGAAACTCCGTACTGTTGTAACGTATTTAGTGTGCTCATGCTTTATATTTAGATAGTATGTGAAAATGATTGAACAACCATGCCTGTAAGTTGGGTATGCTGTTTCCTAAATCGTCTTCATTATACAACTTAACAAATTCCTGCGAATTAAATTGCTTATAGGGTTCGAGTATACAATTTTCTATGTCTTTTATTGATTCCTCTGGTATGTTGGGATTTTCTAAATCCATTAATAGTTTATTGATCTCCAATTGACTCTTAAAATTTCTTATTGATCCGTGAACCTTCTTTTTTCCAGATTCACACTTCTCCAGTATTTCGTTAAGTGTAACTTTATCGGTTTTTCCTAGTTCAGGAAACTCTTTTATCAGAGTCTTTGGTCCCAAGCCCACTACACCAGGTACGTTGTCACCAGAGTCGCCTAACAACATCTTTTGTATTAGGAAATTTTCGGGCGTTACTCCGTACTCTTTCAACACAAGATCTGGTGTGTAGAACTTTTTCTTGGTTGGGGAAAACACAGTTATGCGATCGCTGACCAATTGTAAGTAGTCTCTATCGCTTGACATTATTGTTGTCTGCTTTCCAACCCTCTGTGCTAAGTATCCTATCACATCGTCCGCTTCTATCTTATCGATGGTCAATACGTCGACAGGTAAACACTTTAAATAGTGAACTAGCCTTACGACTTGATTGATGATCGCTTCTGATTCTGCTTCTTGAGTTTCGAAATGGTCCCAATTTGTTATGCGTCTGAGATGTCTGTTCGCTTTGTACTCTGGATAGATGTAACGCTTGTTTGTTGAAGATCCTTGACCATCGAACACTACTATGACCCGAGTGGGTCTCACCACATTGATTGCGTATCCTACGGACCGTAAAAAACCAGTGAGACCTCCTATCGGTGTCAAATTGTGATTGACGTGCCGTATGACAGCAAACGCCCTCATGAATGTGTTAAGTGCGTCTACAACCAACACACGACTGTCAAGCGTTAGCTGTTCTTCCGGCTCTTGCTTCTGTGAAAGAGAGTCGAAGATCTTCTTTTGTTCAGGAGTCATTTAATCGTTTTCTGATTGGTCGAATATATCGGCCGCTTGTGAATTGTCTTCCTCTTCGATGACATCAAAATCCTTGGAACCAAGAACCTTCAGCCACTGGTGGGAATACTGCTTCTTGTAATCGTCGAGCTCTCGCTTTTCCTCTGAGATGAAACCGTGAACCGTCACAATGACACGTCCAACGCCTGTTACTCCGGTAACGTGGTTCTTATCGCAAGATATTTTAGTGCGCTTAGCGAATTCAATCTCTTTTCCGCCTTTGGTGGCTTTGAGTTTGCTTGTGCCCGAACTTGTGACGTTACCGAAAGTAATGACCATCGATGAGTCGAAAAACATAGTATCTCCGCCCTTGTTTTTCATCTTAGGTTGACTCATGATCGTTTCGGGCTTTGCGACCCATACTTTATTAACTGCAACGAAAGTGTTAGTGTAAGGAGAACTTTCTTTCCTCGACATCACGATTTTTTGGTTGACGAAGTTGCCGAATTGCTGCGACATGGCACCGGCGTTCCATTCGTTGTTGTTCTTGTTCGACTCGATAGAAAGCCTGCATGGAATGGAACCCACGGAATCCCAAAAGAAACACAGATCGTAAGGAAGATTTCCGCGCTTCTGTTCGTCAAGGATATCCATGATGAAAGCGCTAACGTCCTCTATACAATTCAGCTTTTCCCTGTCGATGTACAGGAAGAACCCCTTGTAGTCCAATATCTCGCCCGTATCGGTATCTGGTACTTCATCGAACTGCAATCCCATCTCTCTGGCGTGCTCCCACGACCACTTCATTTCGGTTATAAGAAGGACAGGCAGTATGCCCATCTTTTGACACTGGATAGCGGCTTCTAACATCGCTGTTGTCTTACCCGTATCTGAGTGACCCCTTAAAAGAGTGATGTGGCCCATAGGAATTCCGGGAATCTGAAGCGTGTCTTGAAACGCCTTAGACAGTGGGATCCATTTCTGGTCCTTGAACTTTACTGATGTTGTGCTCAGATTTTTTCCCTTCTTGAAGCTTTCAAGATTGAACTGAGACTTATCCTTTACGACAGCGGCGACCGCGTCGTTTAAGCTTGCTTTTTTCGCCATAGTGTTTTAAAAAAGCCCCTTTCGGGGCTTTAATTAGAAGCTGAATAGATCGTCGATTTTGGAATTAGTATCCTCTTTAGAGGTGCTTAGACTAAACTTTTGTTGTTTAGGCTCTTCGGTCGGTGTCGGAGCAGACGCTGCTTGTTCTGCTTCGCTCTCTGGATTGAGGTAAGTCAGTAGCGCTGCTTTCATCTCGTCGTAAGAGTAGCGTTTGAACTGCGTCATCGGATCGGGTTGTTCAGACAACCACTTCTTGGCCTCATCAGCTTTAGTAGAAAGCGGGGTCACCTTAGTGCGAATGCGAACTGTAGATTTGTCGTAAGTCAAACCTGTGCTAGCCTTGTCCAGAGTTTCGATGGTGATGTCTCGTCCCTGTACAGGATCGGTATAATCGCCGACGTCCTCGTCTTCAGCGATGGAAAGCAAATCCATGTAGATCTGTTTACCAAATCCCCAAAGCAGAACGCCTTTATCTTCTTCTCCGCGCACGATGACGGGAGCGAAGATGCGGAGTTTCGGCTCCAGCTTTTTGGCAAGTTGCCAATCCTCTTTGTTAGATGATTTTCTCAATCCCTGTGCAAACTCCACGATGGGATCCTTTTCTCCGAAGTTGGTAAGCGAAATCATCGTCTTACCGAATTCGTAGTGAAAGTAAAGTTCTTTGAAGGGATTTGCTTTGTCGAACAGCGAAGGAACGATCCTAACGGAATGTTTACCTACTGTAGGGGACCAAAGCGTCTTTTTCAACTCACCTCTGCCCGAAGCTTTCGGGTTTTGCAGGGACGCGAGTCGATTTCTCAATTGCGAAATGTCCATAGTTGTAACGTGTTTTATTTTAGTGAATATAACTGATTAAGCGAGATTTGTAAAGTTTATTTTACAAGTTCACGATTTTCTTTACTTCTGTGTTAAGGCGTCTGAATTTTGAATCTTGGACGAGCAATATACAATTACGATAGTCTTCCCAATTTATAGGGAATTTAGTGTCCAGAACCCCGTTGTTAAGCTCAAGTATTAGAGCATTGAGAGAGTTTATAGTATACAGCGTGTTAGTATCCTTTTTCCTATGCACTAGTATCGTGTTCTTCATTATCCTAGGTTGGGAATTCTCCGTGTCTATGTTGTAGGTACACAGGAGTTCTTTGGAATCTGGGGAGGACAGGACGAATATCTTGTTGTACAGGACTTTGTACTCTTTGTTTATGCTCTCTATGAGGTCCTCTAACTTGTCTTCTGTAGTAAATGTACAGAATAGTTTATTTTTTAGCATTTCTTTGGTCAATTCTATGTTTTCAAATTCTGTAACCATTACCTATAAATATGTTTAATTTTGTTGTAGAATGTAGTCCTTACCGTATTTGTGCTTTACGGGGAATCCCCCGGACTCTAAAATGTCCTTTATGGAACAAAGAAGCTCCTTACCGTCTGACACTTTGAAGTCAAATAGGAACGCATCGTAGGTTATAAGAACCAATTCTGTGCTTCTTCCCACCAATAAATCCCTAATTGCTATGATCTTTTCGGAGTTATTTTTTGTCTCTAAGTTTTGTACGTAATAATTGAAGACCTTATATGGAGTCATGGATTCTTCATAGAACAGCGAGGTTCCCGTAGGAAGGCGCAATACTTTGTTGGAATTGTACTGTCTCCAAAGAGCGTCTATCATGCTCTCCATCTTATAGAAAAGCTCTATATGTCTATATTCCTCCATGACTCCTCCGTAAAGTTGTCTGAAGGTTATGGTTTTTGATTGTTTGTACTCCTCTTCTGTGAGCTCTGGCTTTTGGAAGTATTGTTTTCCTAGATACTCGTGAATGGACGTCTTTGGTAGCTCGACTCCAAGTTCATTAGCTATGAGTCTTATATGGTAACCATCAAAATCGTACTCAACTAAATAATCAGTCTTTGGAATTATACACGTTCTGTAATGATCCTCTTTCGGTATGGCCAAAAAATTCACCCCGTTAAATGTGTTTGTTGGTCTACCGGTTTGGTTGTACATGTTATAGTGTGTGTACACACCCCCGTCTATGTAAGAATGTTTTTTGTTGTGGACTGTAAACTCATCGAAGAAGCAATCTTTGACTCCTACGCGATTGTTTTCAACGTAAAAATACGCATCAACTACTTTGTTAATGGAAGAGTGATCTCCGCAATTATAGAAATACGTTTTATAGTACTCGTATACGCTTTCTAAATGTTCGTAGTGCTTTGTGACAGGGATCAACTCATTACAATTTTCCCTATCCGAAAATTTCTTTTCGTATTCTAATTGCAGTGGTGTCTTAAATTCAGACTTAGATTCTTGTATTTCGAATTTAACATCCACTAGATTTTTGGAATCTATGAAGTAAGAATGGTATTTTCTATCGAGTACGAAAACACGATCATGCTTCTTCAAAAACTCTACGACACGTTTTACGTCTAAGGATGTAGTTTCGCTGTGCTTTATGGCAAAGATATATCCCTTCTCTATATTACGATAGTACACCAAAGAAACGTTAGTCAACTTTGGATGATAAGAATAACTACTTGGAATTACTTGAACAAAACACTCGCTCTGCGGCGAAAGCTTATCAAATTGCTGTTGATTTTCTATTAAGAAATGCATGATCAAAACCTTTATGCATCAATAGTAACAATAACTTTTTCTATATTAAAATCTAATTACTTGGTTCTGTAAGTGGTCGACCTGCTATGTACACAATGTTTACTTTTGGAGATGGAGTCGGAGTGATTTCGTCTGGTTGGGCGAACTTAGAATAGTTTTCTCCTATGAAAACTTTGATTCCTACGAAAGTTTTTTCTAGAGTTTCTACTAAACGTTTATTGGTATCTATTATGCCTTCTCGTATATCATATTGAGATACTCTTTTAGTTTGTAGAGATCCAGTGAGTTTCCACATAAGTTTAGCAGTTCTGTAAAATTTAATGTTGTATTTTACAGCCCCATTATTTATAGCGGTGTATTCCTCCTCAGATATTTCCACAATATAACCTCTATCATTAGCTCTTCTCACAAAATATCTATTAAAATACCCCTTAAAATAATCCTCTGTGAGAGGCGTGGGTTGATATGATGTGGGTTGACCTGAAAATTCCCAGGGTTTTTTTGTAACATCCGGAGATTTCATTTTTTTAATGCTATTATTTATGGGCGTTTCACTTATTCCCATAGTTTCAAATAAAGGATTTAATTGCTTTGCGTCGGGTGTATAATACTTCCCATCGTCGGTTTTGTAATATGGTCCTCTATAATTATTTCCTTTAACGTCTGTGAATTGTTTTCCCGTAGTATAACTTAATATGCTTTCTTGAGGTTTTATTTCATTTTTTGGATTTGTTGATCTTTCTAATCTTTCACTAGGTCCTACTGAGGGATTTGCGCCTGTGAAAAAACTTCCATCATATGTTTCGTAATACTGTCCCAAATATGGTTTTCCGTTTAAATAAAATTGCCCAGGTCTTGCGATAAGATTAGGCTTTATTGCGAATGTGGGATAAAATCTAAAGCTCATGCCCTAATAATTTTATTTCAAAAATAATTCAGATTCCTCTGCCCTTCTTCTTATCAATCCTGGATACACTGTGCCTTCACGATCTGTTATAGGACCTTCTTTAATGAATTCTGCGGCTCTCACATAATCGTTATTTTTAATTGCCTGAGCGATTTTTAATCTTAAACTACCGACATTATAACAGTAGCTTATTAATGCTGCTTTAGCGGGTTCACTCAATTTTTCAAATTCTTCTTCAGTTAACTGATAACCTTTATTTCCCACTAGTCTTTTATAAAATCTATCTAAGATATCAGATTGTAGTACCTTAGCTGCGTTTTCTTCAGTGGTGGTATCTCCCACTTCTACTTTTCTAGTTGTTCCATCGTCTAGCATTATTATATCGGTTCCATATCCTAATCTGTAAGCGTTAACATCCCACGTAGCGCTTCGAGTAAATGTTTCATTTTTAGCGATATATACAGTGGCAATTTTACTCCATTCTGATGTAATATCTAGATAATTTAGGTTTACATTTACTGGGCCCGCGCCTTTTGAAGCTTCGTCTTTTATTGTTTCATATCCATTCAGTTTTAACTCTTCTTTTTCTATTACGGCTTCGTTAGAGTACATCATATTCGCTCTAACATTTGTCTTCCATCTATTTCCATCAATTGTATGATCAAGTCCAGTTATCACAAATACTATTTTTCTGTTATTTAAGTTTTTATAAGAAGCGGGTATTAAATTTTCATCTATATCAAAAGCAGATCCTACGTTTAGCCCCGATATACCGTCTGTTGTGAAATTTATAGATATTGGTATTAATGCTGATGATCTTGTATGCACATCTTTTGCTTTGACTTTTGCCATTCTATTCACTAGATAGTTAGTGGCTAATTGTGCTTTTTGTTCTGTGGATTTAAATCTCACAGACTTCTTTTTATCTTTCCCTCCATCTCCGTAAAAGTTTCTTACGGCTTCATTAAATTGTTGAGCGGCCTCTATAGTAGAATTTGTAACTGTATTAGCTATATCCTGTTGCCTTTGCAATTCTTCGGTGATTTGTTCAATTGATAATTTTTTTTCTTTTGCGTAAGATTCTTGTTGGATCTGATTTAGAGCTTGAAAATCCTTCAGAGTTATTTTTTCAAAATCATTAACTGACATAACTATAGGTTTGTATCGGTCTTGGAATTTGAATCTACCGTTTTCTCCAAAAGCTGAAGCATCTCTTCCAGCGGTCGCTTGTATTTCACTATTAGCTGATATAGCGACTAAATTCGATAATCTATTAGATATCTCAGTTTTTATTTCGTATGTCTCGGCTATGCTATACTTTCCATGCAGGGGAATAGTATAATACTTTTCTAAAGATTCGACTTTGTCTTTTTCCGGTATTCTTTGATCATCAGATAAATAAAAGCAATTGGATTCGTCTGAATAGGCCAATCTGTAGTAGTTAAATGATCCTAGACACTTGTTCATATCTGCGACGACTTCTTCTAATAAACTTCTTAACAGCAACGTATTAGTTTCATTTTGATCTATTTTATTTCTTATGACTTTTAATAGATAGTCTATATTTACTAAAACTTTCAAAACGTTTCCTCTATAGAAACCACCGTCTTTGACGTCTTTTTTAAAATTGATTCCTTTTTCGTTTAGATATTTAGTGACATCGTTTCCCTGTATAGGATCAAAAAGAGGAATAGACTCTGATTTTTTACCCTTAATATCAGTTGTGCCCTTTATGTTATTTTTATTTGGATCAGGATCTAAAACCACATCTTCAAACAATTTTTTATAATCGTCCATAGTACCTTCAAAAGGTATCATAAATTTATAAGGATCAGAAGAAAGCATACTTGGAT